TTCGCGCTGTTGGCGTAGTTCACGTTGTAGGGCGGGTCGGTAAAGACCATGTCCGCCACGCCGCCCTGCATCAGACGGTCGTAGCTCTCGGCTACGGTCGCGTCGCCGCACAGCAGCCGGTGCGGGCCCATGACCCAGACATCGCCCGGGCGCGAGATCGGCGTCTCGCAGACTTCTGGCACCGCATCCTCATCGGTCTGACCCTCGTTGTTCGGCTCGTCGCCCGCGATCAGTTCGGCCAGGGCGTCGGCGTCGAATCCGGTGATGTCGAGGTCGAAGCCGTCCAGCTGCAAGGCTTCCAGTTCGATCCGCAACATCGCGTCGTCCCAGCCTGCGTTCTCGGCGATGCGGTTGTCCGCAATGACCAGGGCGCGGCGTTGGGTCGGGCTCAGGTGATCGAGTACGACCACGGGCACGATCTCCAGCCCGAGTTTCTGGGCGGCAGCCAGCCGACCGTGTCCAGCGACGATGATGCCGTCACTGCCTGCAAGGATCGGATTGGTGAAGCCAAATTCGGCAATCGATGCGGCGATCTGCGCCACTTGCTCCTCGGAGTGGGTTCGCGCATTGCGTGCATAGGGCAGCAGTTTGGCGGTTGGCCACTGTTCGATCTTGTCGGCCAGCCAGTTCATGCCAGCACCTCATCATCAACGGTGGTGGCGCGCTCGGCGGCAACCTGTTCGAACGATTGACCTGTTGCCAGCAGCGTGACCGGCACGCCAGGGTGGTTCTGCTGAAAGCGCTTGATGGCCACATCCACGTACTCCGGTGCGATCTCCATGCTGCGGCAGACGCGACCCGTGCGCTCGGCGGCCAGCATCGTGGTGCCGCTGCCGCCGAAGGGTTCGAACACGATGTCGCCCGCGTCCGTGTAGGCCTCGATCACGAACTCCGGCAGCGCGACCGGGAACACGGCGGGGTGGTCGATGTCCTGACCGATCTTGCCCTTGTGGCGCATCACGCGGATCACGCTGTCGGGAATACGCGTGTCCTGTGTCGGCAGGCCCTTGTGCGTCCAGCCGCCGACTTCGCCGTCCTTGCCGCGCATCGCGGTGGACGACCCGTCTGCGCGCAGGTGCGATTCCTGCCCAGCGTGCTTGCAGGGCACGATCTTGTTCGGCTTGCGGGCCTCAAAGTTGAAGTGNAANACGAACTCGAAGCTCGGCGCGAATCGACCCGCCCAGTCACCGGGCATCCCCGGCCCCTGATCCCAGACGTACCANGCGAANCGCCGCCAGCCCTGGCTGCGCATCCAGCCGAGCCACGCGTCCCAATACGGGATCACTTCGTTGTCGCGGTGGATGAGGCCAAGGTTGACCAGCACCTGACCGTCTCCAGCCATCGGCAAATGGGCAAACACACCGCGCATCAGGCCATCCCAATCCTTGACACCGCCGCTGGTGTAGTCGCGCTGGTTGCCGTAGGGCGGCGAGGTGAAGCACAGCTGCGCGGCATCACCCTGCATCAGCTTGGCGACAACGGCTGGGTCGGCGGCGTCGCCACAAATCNGGNGGNGNGAGCCGATGGCCCAGACATCGCCGGGGCGCGACACCGCCACGGCGGGCGTGTCCGGCACGTCATCCGCTGCGTCCGGTTCGTCGACGTCCGGCTCTGCCTTGGCATCGGCGTCGGTCACCTCACCGGTGAGCAGCGCCTCGATCTCGGCATCCTCGAAACCCGTCAGGGCAAGGTCGTATCCCGCGTCGGACAGCTCGGCCAGTTCGAGCGCCAACATCTCCGCAACCCAGCCAGCGTCAAGCGCCAAGCGGTTGTCGGCGATCACCAGCGCGCGTTTTTGCGCGACAGTCAAATGGGCCAGTTCGATCACCGGCACCTGATCGAGCCCCAGCTTGCGGGCAGCAGCCAGACGCCCGTGGCCCGCGATGATGCCGTTGTCGCCATCAACCAGAACCGGGTTTGTCCAGCCGTATTCGACGATGCTGGCGGCGATCTTGGCGATCTGCGCATCGGAATGCGTGCGAGGATTGCGGGCGTAGGGAATCAGCGCCTCGACCTTGCGGTACTCGACGTTGAGCGTGTTCAAAGAGGATGTCCTGAAAGTAGAAAACCCGCCGACGAAGCCGTGGGCGGGTTTTGGGGGTTAGTGCGAACTGGCGGGTGCGAACTGCGAACCGTGCGAACCTTGGTTCGCACCCTGACGCTAAAAAAGCGCCGCGCTCGCGCCCCCCGCATTGCACTTTCGGGAGGAAGGACCCGTCGCGATCGCGTCGGTCTGCCCCAAGTCAACTCTGTCCAGAAGATAGCTCGAATACTACGGGCAACCGGGGTGATTTGTTGCATGAGGAAAAGTCGCTCATGCCATCGCACACCATCTGGCTCGCGACTGCTCGCGCCAAAACACGCTAATTCACGACGAACGAGCAACCCCATTGAGCCTGTCGGCCACGAGCTGCAGTGCGCGCTGCCACCGCCGCCATGCCGTCGTTCGATCGCAGGCAAACCGCGTCGAGATGTCGCGCCAGCCGTATCGCTTGGCACGCATCCAGATCAGGTGCCGCTCCTCGACCTCGAGCCAGAGCACCCAGCGCATCGTCTCCAGCATCTGCTCCACCGCTTCGGGGCTTGGAGGGAAGGGTCGGTAGACCGGCTCGTCGGCCGAGAAGAGTTCCCACTGCTGGCGAACAATCTGTGGCCAGGTGTTGAAGTAGCCTTGCACGCGCACGGGCGGCAGACGTCGTCCGGTGGTTGCGGCATCCTCGAAGCGTGCTGCGACGTCCTCGATGGTCCACAGGGTGGCGGTCCTAGTCACGGCGGCGTCCTCCCACTCCGTACAAGCGCTCGCCGATGCGGCGAACGAACTCGCGCTCGACGAAGTCCAGACGGTCGTCGGACTCCTTGACCACCAGGATGTGCTGCTCGCGCCAGCCCTGCTGCTTGACGGCCTCTACGTCGGTGGTCTCGGGCTGCAGGCGTCCGAGGGGGCAACGGTAGGAGGGGGTGTGCATCTTCATCTCACACCTCCTGCGTCTCGATCGCCCAATGCAGGATGGCGAGCGCATCGGCTTCGTTGTCGTCACCGGGACGGTGGCCACGTTGGGTGACCGACGCGATCATCTCGTCCTTGCCGGCGTTGCCTTTGCCGGTCGCGTGCTTCTTGATCGTCCCCACGGGCACGCCCTGGTACGGGATGCCGTGGTGCTCGCACCAAGCCGTGAGGTGGCCCATGAAGCCGCCGTAGGCGTGCGCGGCATCCACGCCCGCATGCCGACGGACTTCCTCGAAGTACACCGCGTTGATGTGGTCGCAAGCCGTGAGCAGTTCGGCCAGCCAACGCTTGAAGCGCAGGAAGCGCATGCCCCCGCCCTCGAACCGCTGCGGCTTGAACTGCTCGGTGCCACTCGTGATCGTTCCGTCCAGGTGCAGCAGTGCCCAACCGGTACGGGTGCCCAGATCGAGGGCCAGGATCGTCGTATTCATCTCTTGCTCCATTTCTGGGGCGAGTGACGGATGTGACGGGTTTGCCGGTTACCTCTCTATCGTGTGCGTACGCGCACGCGTAAGGGGTTAATCAGTAGACCTGTCAAATCCGTCACTCGACCCCGTATCAGTCGTCTCGGTAGGGATAGCCGCCCCCGTAAGGCTTCGGACGCAGGCTGATGCCAGCCAGCGCCCGCGCACCCCCGGTCAAGCGGCACTTCTCGAACTTGCGTGTGGCCATGAGTTCAGCGAAGCGCTTGACAGAGCCGACGTACTCGCCGGCCCGCTCTGCCCATTCACGCCAGTCGGTGAACAACTCCGACACGCCCTCGCGGTGGCTCTTGGAGAGCAGGCAACGCTCCTCGATCCACTGACCCAGTGCGTCCTCGGCCTCGAAGTACTCCTCGGTGGCAGACACCACGCACGGCGGCGGCTGCAGCCCGTCGCGCTGCCACGCGAGGCAGCCGTCGATCGCCCAGGCCAGGATCCCGTCCCGTTCGGCCAGCAGGCGCTCCGTGAGTTGGCCGTCGCGCTTCTCGGGCGGCACCGTCACCGTGAACGGGATCAGGTGGAGGCGGCGCTTCATGGCTTCGTCCACGTTGCGGATCGATGGCTTGTGGTTGCCAGCGATCACCAACTTGAACTGCGGGAAGTACTCGAAGAAGTCCTGCCGCATGAAGCGCGCCGACACCTTGTCGCCGCCGGTGATGGCCTTGACCTTGGACTCGTTCCAGCGCCGCCCCTGTTCGGTTTCGATCGATGCCACGAAGCGCGCGCCGCGCAGTCCGGCGAGGTCGGTCGGGTGCCGATCGCCGCGTGCCTCCATGAACGTGTCCATCGGCGCGCTGGTGGCGTAGTCCCCCAGGATCGTGGCCAGCGTGTTCACGAACACCGACTTGCCGTTGGCGCCCGTGCCGTAGAGGAAGAACAGCGCGTGCGCGCTGGTGGCGCCGGTCAGGCAGTAGCCGACCATGCGCTGCAGGTAGGCCTGCAAGTCCTGGTCGCCCCCGGTCACGTCGTCGAGGAACGAGCGCCAGCGCGGGCAGTCCCCTCGCGGTGTGGCCGTCGCCAACTTCGTCATCCGATCGGCGCGGTCGTGCAGACGCAGCCGACCGGTGCGCAGATCGACCACCCCGCCCGGCGTGTTCAACGCAAAGAGATCCGCGTCCCACTCCTCGGACGTTGACGAGTGACGACGGTCGGAGCGCGCCAGCCGATCCACGCCGCCCACGGTGCCGCTGGCCAGCAGCTTCGCCGCCAGTCGGTGCGAGTCGACCTTGAGCGCCGCCTCCCGGCAGATGGAGCGGATCAGGTGGTGCGACAGCAGGGTCTCGTCGGGCTGCCAGCGGCTGCCTGTCCACACCAGCCACTTGCCCCACGCCGCGCAGTACCGCCAGTCGTCGGCATAGCGCGAGGTGAAGGCCAGCGCCAAGGCATCGTCCGTCGCCCAGACCGTGGCTTCCTGCGAGCGCGCGGTGTTCAACGGCTTGATGCACATGCGTGGGCCGCAGGCGATGAACCCCTGGATGTCGAACCCTTCGTTGATGGCATCCGCCGCGTCCCAGCCGTCCGGCTTGTCGTCGGGTGGGAGCAACACGTCACAGGACGCGGCGCCCACCGTCAGGAGCGCCTGCGCAGCCGACATGGCGTACTCCCAGCCCGGCTTGTCGCGGTCGGGCCACACAAGGACGGCCTTGCCCTGCAGCGGGGTCCAGTCGGTCTTGTCCACTGGCGCGTTGGCGCCGTGCATGGCCGTGGTCGCCACGACGCCCGCACCGATCAAGGCCTGCGCGCACTTCTCACCTTCGGTCAGGACCACCGTCTCGGCCGCCACCAGTCCGGGCTGATTAAACAGGGGCCGGGGTTCGGGCGGCGCCATCTTGCGGCGCTTGGCATCCCAAGGGCGGAACTCCTTCTTCCGTCCAGGCGGGTCGTAGCGATAGACGACCGCGATCAACTGTCCGGCGGCATCGAGGTAGTCCCACTTGGCAGTGGCCGGACCGAGGTCATCGACCAGAGCCTCCTTCTTGACCTTGCGGGTCGGCGTAGCCGGGGCGCGGCCGACCAGGTCACCGGCGTACTGCAGGACTTTCGGGAAATCCTGCGTCACGTTCACGCCGAGGTAGGCCGCCAGCAGGCCGAAGATGTCGCCACCATCGCCGGTCGCACGGTCGGTCCACAGTCCTGCCTTCTCGCCGTCGAGCACGACCTCGAGACTGTCGCCGGGGCTACCCAATGCGTCGCCGATCAGGAACTTGCCCCGGCGCTTCTTGCCCGCGGGGAACATGGCAAACAGCACCGATTCCAAGCGCGCGAGCAGGTCTGCACGCACAGCATCGCGTTCCGGCGTCACCGTCACCTCGTGAAGCGGCTCGATCTCATTGAAGTCCAGCATCGGCGCCCTCTCCGGTGGCCTCGACGCTCACCTGCGTCTGCTGGGCGTTGATCCAGTCCGCGAGNTCGTTCAANTTGAAGCGCACGAGCTTTCCGACCAGGTAATGGGGCAGGCCGAGCCGGTGACGTACCTTGGGTTGGGTGAGCCANTGCATGGGCAGGTTCAGGCACAACGCCGCCTCGCGTGCGTTGACCAGACGCTCGCCAAGCACCTGGGCCAGCGGTGAATTNCTCATGGNGTGTTTCTCCAGCACCGGTCCTGCCANTGGCACATCCGGCATTCGAAGTGGGTGGAATCGTTGAACCCGCGCGGCAGCAGTTCGTCGGCGTCGGTTGCNGAGATCACCTTGACCGCGCGGTCCGACATGCGCTGCGCCAGTGCGGCATCGAAGGGCACCAGCTCNGCNTAGATCTCCATCGTGTCAGCATTGATCGCCGTGAAAAGCGCAGGGTGCTCGTGCAGTTCGAGATAGGCCTGGTAGACCGCCACCTGGGCCGCGTAGATCGGCTTGGCCACGGCCAGACGGTTCTTCTCGAGCTCGCGCCAGGACTTCGAGCCGAGGCACTTGTTCTCCCAGAGCGCCGGGTATCCGCAGCCCTGCCCCAGGTCCGGACCGTCGACGACCACGCCGTCGATATGCCCTTGCAGCCGTCCATCGACGGCAACGAAGCCAAACTGCTCACCGTTGGCGTTGCGCGTGCGCAGGTCGAACCCCGCGTCGCGCAGCCAGGTCACCGCACAGTCCTCGATGACGTGGCCGCGTTCAAAGATGCGAAGCAGCCGCCCATCAGGGTCACGTCCAGGATCAACCGGGGCTTGTGCGAACTCGTACTGCAGCGCGCGCTCGCACGCCATGCCCAGGCGCGAGCCGCCAAGATAGCCACGCGGTGTCTGCCGAGCGCGAGCGTGCTGCATGCCCGCGTCCACGAGAGCGGTGACCTGACCCGACAGGCTGGCCGAGGAGTTGAAGTCGATCATGGTTTCCCCCCTTCGGCGACCGCCCAAGGCAAGTCGTCTTCCATGTCGGCGAAGGGGCTCGCCAGCGGATCGGCCGTCGGCGGCATACCGCGCACGGTCGGGAACTTGCTCGCCTCGTGGTGCTCGACCATAGACTCGGTGTAGCAGGTGACGATGGCATCGATCACCTGCATCGCCTCAGCTTCGGAGTACTCACCCAGCGGCTTGGCAAAGCCGATCTCGCCCGCCACCTCACCGAAAGCCTTGAGGCACTTCTTCATCGCGGCCAGTTCGACATCAGACGGATCGATCATGGCGACCTCCGTCTTGTCGATGCGGCCTTCCTTGGCGCGCAGCCAGTTGCGGTACAGCGCATGGAACGCGTCCTGGCAACGGCGCGAGCAGAACACCCAGTCGATGGGGTAGCGCCGAGGATCGCCCACACCGTGTCGGTTGTCGGTGTGGCCGAATCCCCGCGCCTGACGTTCGCAGACCCAGCATTTCACGCGTCCCCCTCATTGAGCCCAGGCGGGTTTGCCCGGGATGGCAGGACGCGCGGCTTGCGGCGCCGGGGCGGAAACACGCGACCGCGCAGTGGGCACGGCAGCGCCGGGCGCGCCACCGATGGCCTGCAGGTAGTCGGGCTGGTCGGGCTCGACGGCCATCTTCACGACGTTACGCAGTTCGCCNNGGCCGTCCTTCTCGACGTCGATGCGCGCGACGAACTCCAGGCCGTCGAGCTCGTGGAAGCCCTGAATGCGGCGGGCAGCCGNGGCCTGGGGCGAGTTGTCCTGCGGGCGAACGTTGCGCGCGCTGTTGAGTGCGGCACGGAGGAAGGCCCGCCCCATATTGGCCCACGCCGGCCCCTTCGGACTGTGCAAGCCGATGTTAGACCACAGCTTGCGGCGTGCGTACTCACCCTCCAGCACGACGAACTCGCAGGCCAGGTAGACCGATCCGGTCTCGAAGCTCTGCGTGGCGTAACCGCCGGTCCAGCCCTGGGCCGCGTCGTCGTGGCCACCGGGCTTGATCGTCATGCGCACGCGGGCGACGGTGCCTTTGGGGATGAGGTCGAAGCTCTGTTGTTGTTCGGCGTCGTTGAAATCGTGCCAGTTGGACATGGCTTACTCCTTGGATGTCTGGGGTTGGGTGGCGGCGGCGCATTTGGCGATCAGCGCGCGCAGGTCGGGCGGCTCCAGCAGCTCGAGCTGGCCGGAGCGGTCTTTGGCCGGGTAGCCGTAGGGATTGAGCGTGTGGCAAACAAAGGCACGGTAGGCGCTGCCGTCCTCGGCCTTGATCTCGGCCAGCGTCACCACCTCGTCGACGATCCCCGGCAGCTCGGCCGCCGTCTTGGCACCCTCGATTTGCGGGGCGTACACCTTGCGGTTGAAGTCGTCGACACGCTCGTCGAGGATGGCGACGAAGACGACGTGCTTGCCCCGCGCGTGCTGCAAGTGTGTGAGCGCGGTCAGCATCTCGGTGCCGAGCAAGCCATAGGCGCCGCGCGTGTCTGGCTTGCCGGTACGCTCTGAGATCGCCTGCGGCTGGGTCTTGGCCCAGATGAGCGCCAGCCGCGCGAGCACGGTGATGCTGTCGACGAAGTAGCAGTCGTACTTCGCCAGTTGCGCCGGGTCGCCGTAGCGCTCGCACACGTGCCGGTAGTGCGCCTCCGAGAACAGCGCCTCGGCCGGCAACGCCGGGTTCGGGCCAGCCAGGAAGACGACCAGGTCGCGGAACTCGGGCCAGGTGGTCGGCCGCACGCAGTCGCCGCGCCAGTCCTTCACCGCGAGGTCCCCGGCTTCCAGGTCGACGAACAGCGTCGAGGCCTCGGGCAGGGTCTTGATCTGGCTGGTCTTGCCGATGCCGCTCTTGCCCAGCAGCACCAGCTTGACGCCCTGCTTCTCGCGCAGCCGCTGGTCGGCGGTGATGATGGGAAGGGCCATCACGCCACCTCCTTCAGCAGTTCGGCGACCGCGGGGTTCCAGAGGATCTGGTAGCCGCTGTGGCCGTTGCGGGAGTAAGGCATCGCCTCAGCCCAGGCTTCGCCGGCCTCGGTCAGTTCCCACTCGTCGCGCTCGTTGCGCAGCTGCAGGCCCCGTGCCGCGAGTCGCTGGTTGGTCGCCCGGGCGGTGATGCCGAGCAGCTTGCCGAGCTGGNTCGCGTTGAGCGAGCACGTCGGCTCGTTGGNGGCAGGCAGTGCTCGACGCAGCGTCTCGACCGAGAGCCCGGTGTTCTCGTGGATGCAGGTCAGCGTCGCGGCCATCGCGATGCCGGGCTTCACGCCCGGGACCTTCGCTACCGCCTCGCCGATCAGCAGGAGGGAGGCGACGCGGTCGTGGGTTGGCGCGGGCAGCGCCAGCGGCCCGCCGCGCCCAGCGTAGGCGCCGGTCTTGCGGATGGCCGGCAGCACCTCGCTGGTCACCCAGCGCTTGAAGCGCTTGGCCTCGGGCTTTCGGCTCTTGAGGATCGCGGAGTACAGGCCGGACTCGTTGATGACCAGCATCTCCTGGTCGCCCGATGGGGTACGCACAATCTGCGTACCCTTCTCGTCATCATCGAGCGAGCGGGTCATGTCGCTGGCCATGCGGTATTCGAGGGACTGGGCGACATCCGCCGCGACGAACCACGGTTCGCCCTGGGTATCGGTGACGACCCGGACCGGACGGCCTTCGAAATCAAACGGAATCAGTTCGGTGCTCATGGATCAGTCCTCGGAGGCAAAGGCCAGCCGGAA